TTTGGGTCAAAACTGTGATGGGAGAAATATAAAGACATTTCCCTTAAAATAAAGTCTTTAAGATGGTTTGGTACCGACATTAATGTCGGGAGCATAGGAGGAAGTTATGAATAAGTTTCAAAAGGTAGCAAGTAAGTTAGCTATATTTGATAATTTAGATATATCGAATGGACAAGATAGAAACTACTATAGACAAGCAAGAAATGAATATATAAAAATATTTAGAAGTAAACGATGTGATAATACTGATAAGACCATTCAAGATGTTCTTAAATATAAGAAAATGTACAAAGATTCATATAAATAATAAATAAGTTATTAAAATAAAGTTTTTAAGAGAAATCAGATAATAAAAGGGAGACTTTATTTGACGAAGGGAGGTTTTAATATGGAAATGTCAGTACAGGAAGGAACTTTTCATATAAATGGAGTTCAAGTGGATGGAATAAAAAAGTTAGAGTTAAAAAAATCAAAAGATGATCTTAATGATGGAATATATACAAAACTTGATAATTTTAAAGCAAGTGGAATTTTTAAAGATATAAAAATTGCATTTGGAAATATTAAGAAGATATTTACTCAAATATGGGATGGTGCAAAGAAAGCATTGTTTAAAATTTATTCTAATAATAAAGAATTTAGAAAGTTAATGACAATATATAACAGAACTAAGAAAAAAAGAACTAAAAAGAAATATTACAATAAGATGATTAGATTTATAACTAAGAGCTTAAAACAATAATTTAGTATCGACTGAGTTCGATTAGCGGTCATTCTCGGTCGATATATTGATAATGATAACTGAATGATAATAGGATGATGAGTATGAAAAGAAGTGAAGCTAGTGAGCAAATAACATTAATACAATGGTGCGATATAAATAGATGTAAGTATCCAGAACTAGGTTTGATATTCCATATCCCAAACGGTGGGAAACGAAATAAACTAGAAGCTATTAAATTAAAAAAAGAAGGGGTTAAAGCAGGTGTTCCAGACTTATTTTTACCTGTAGCTAGGCGTGGATACAATGGTTTATTTATAGAATTAAAATATGGAAGCAATAAAGCGACTCCTAAGCAGAAAGAATGGATTAATAACCTTAATGATCAAGGATATAAAGCTGTAGTATGTAATGGATTTGATGAAGCTAGATTAACAATAGAAGAATATATAAGATAGGTGGAGATTTTTATGAGTAATGAAGAAATAAAACAATTAGCCAAAGAAGTAGCTAGAGAGGCTTTAAGAGAGCTTATGTTTGAAGGTAAAGATAAAAGATTTCATAACACAAGATTATTAATGAGAAATTATAATACTTTAAAAGAACATTTAAATAATAGCGATAGTGTTGAGATAAAGTTTAATTTTGTAGATGAATGTGAAGTTAAAGTAGACTATATGTGGTTAGAAAGTATAGCGAGAAGTAAAACTAGAACGGCTAAGATGATAGAGTATATAGATGCAGCGTTGATTAATTTAAAAACAAAATTTATAGAAAAAGGTGAGTTTGAGAAATATAGATCATTTGAAATGTTCTTTATAGAAGGCAAGACAAGTGAAGATATACAAGAGGAATTTAATTGTGGTAAAAATACTCCAAAGAGATGGAATGATATAGTAACAAGAGAATTATCTGTATTGCTTTGGGGGATTGATGCTTTAGGGATTTGATAGGGAAAACGTGGGGTTTAAATAGGGATTTGCAAATGTTAATATGTTAATATAGCAAATAAAGTGCTATAAAATTATGCAATGTCTATTTCTTATTCCCAACAAATTTAAAGACATTATAGGTAGGTATCCCTAACCTACCTAACATGCAATGAAAGGATTACTCAGGTTCGATTCCTGGGCATTGCTACAATGATAACTTAACGTAAAAGAGAACAGTCTATTGGGTAAAGTAGACTGAAAAAACAAAATAAAAATAATTAAAGTTTATCTATGTTTTTTCTAATTCAAAGATGTATTTTTAAAAGGACTTGAAATTTAATTTTCAGGTCCTTTTTAATGGAAGGTTTAATTATGGGTTTAAAAAAATTATGTAGCAAATGTAATAAAGTAATTGAATATGGAACGACTAGATGTAATGAATGTGAAGCTAAGCATAATGAACAAAAGAAATCTGATTATAAATATTATGACCTTAATATAAGGGGAAAGGATACTCATGACTTTTATAATAGTCCGGCTTGGAAGAAAGTAAAGAAAGCTATACGGGTTAGAGATAACGGAGGAATGTGTGTTATGTGCATGAAGGAGAATAGGATAAAGTTTGCAGATTTAGTTCACCACATTGATCCGATTAAAGATAACTATGATAAAAGGTTAAGTTATAGCAATCTTATATGCTTATGTAATAAACATCATAAGCAAGTACATGCAGTATATGATACGAATGAAGCAAATAAAAGTATTATGCAGAAGAAACTTGTAAATATGATAAAAACATCAAAAGAAGAATTTTAAAAGGGGCAGGGGGGTATTTAAAAAGTTTTTAGCTTAATAAAAATACCATTGCCCCAGTTTTCATTACAAAAAATTCCCCACGGAGATTTTTCTATAAATAATATTTAGAAATGGAGGTGATAGTATGGCAGGGCAAAGACAACCTATAGAATTGGTAATTGCAAAAGGGAGGAAACACCTTACAAAATCAGAGATTGAGCAACGTAAATCTACAGAAGTTAAAGCCCCAGCAGATAATATAAAACCCCCATCTAATCTAAATAAAGAGCAAAAAAAAGAGTTCAAAAAGATATCAAAACAGTTAATAGAATTAGAAATAATGTCTAATCTAGATTGCGATTCTTTAGGTTTTTATCTTATAGCTAAAGGCAGATTTGATAAAGTTAAAGAAGAATTAGACAAATTAGATCCTTTAATAAATAGCGATGAATACGATAAACTTTCACGTTTTGAAGAAAGGCATAGGAAGCAATGTAGAGAACATGCTATAGACTTAGGTTTAACTATATCTAGTAGATGCAAATTAGTTATACCATCTAGAAAAGAAGAAAATAAAGAAGAAACTCTAGAAGATAAATTATTTGGAGGCTTATAGTTATGAATGAAGTTCAAAAACTAGCATTAGAATTATTTTCTAGAGTTAATAATTATGCGAAAAATATAGTAAATGGTAAGATAATAGCATGTAAAAAGCATATTTGGGCAGCTAAGAGATATCTAAAAGACTTTGAAAATGAAAACTATGTTTTTGATAAAAAAGAGTTAGTTAGGTTTTATGTTTGGTCAAGACAATTTAGGCATAGAGCTGGAGTATTAAAAAATAAAATAATAGAATTAACTGATTTTCAGTTATTTATAATAGCAAATTTATTCTGCTGGAAAAGAAAAGATAATGGATACAGAAGATTTAGAAAAGCTTATATTCAACTAGCAAGAAAGAATGCAAAATCACAGTTACTTTCTTTAATAGCAAGTTACGAATGTTTTCTATCAGATGAACAAGCAGAAGTGTATCTAGCTGGATGGGATAAAGAACAATCTAGTATAGTTTATAGAGAAATAACAACTCAGCTACAGGGATGCGATAGGTTAAAAGGTAAATACAAAGATTCATACGGTAAAGTTACATCAATTAAAGATGGATCTTTTATAAAACCACTATCAAGAGAGGCTAGAAATACAGGAGATGGTACGAATCCTAGTGTTGGTATAGTTGATGAATACCACGCACATAAAACAAGTGAAATTTACGATGTCATATTATCTGGTATGGTTGCAAGACCTCAACCTTTAATGACTATCATAACTACTGCAGGATTTGATTTAAGTAGACCTTGTTTTAAAGAATATGAATATGTGACTAAGATACTTGATCCTAATATAAATATTGATAATGAGGAATATTTTGCTATAGTGTGTGAACTTGATAAAGAAGATAGCATACAAGATGAAACAGTTTGGATTAAAGCAAATCCTATAGTAGCTACATATGAAGAAGGAATTAATTATTTAAGAGGAGAGCTTAAGGCAGCACTTGATGCACCTGAAAAATTAAGGAATTTCTTAACGAAGAATATGAATAAATGGGTTGATATGAGAGACGGTGGATATATGAATATGACTAAATGGAAAGAAGCTGGAGAAGAATTCAACTTTGAAGATTTTAGAAATATGGAATGTATAGCTGGCTTAGACTTATCTGCGAAATTAGACTTAACAAGTATAGGATTTGAATTCATAAAAGATGGCAAATATTATGTTTTTAGTCATTCATTTATGCCTGAATTTACATACAAACAAAGATTAAATGAAGGAAGATTACCTTTTGATTTATGGAAAAAACAAGGGCATATTACTGTAACAGAAGGGATGGTAGTAGATTATAACTACATAAAATCATATATAAAAGAAGTGGAAAAAGAATATGGAATAATTATAACTGATATATGTTATGACCCTTGGAATGCTACTCAATTTGCTAATGATATGGATAATGAAGGGTACAATATGGTTGAGGTAAGACAAGGTATACGAAGCTTAGGAGAACCTAGCAAAGATTTTCGGGAAGAAGCCTATCAAGGAAATTTAAAACACAATAATAACCCAGTTTTGGACTGGGCTTGTTCGAACGCAATTATAAAGCAAGATGCTAATGCTAACTTTATGATTGATAAGAGCCAAAGTGGGGATAAGATAGACCCTTTAGCGGCATTAATAAATGCTCATGTTATAGCTATACAACAGAATAGAATTGATATAACTAAAATAACATCAGATTACTTAGATATGATGGGTTGGTAGAAAGGAGGCGAGATAATTGAAATTTATAGACAGGATAAAGAATCTTATGAGTCCAAAAATTTCAATTGCTTTAGATGATCCAAATATATTATCTTGGTTAGGTATAAGCGAGGATACTCCTAAAAACGTACTTTCAGAAGTAACATATTTTACATGTTTAAAAATATTAAGTGAGACACTAGGTAAATTATCAATAAAAATGTATCAAAATACAGAAAAAGGCAGAATAAAGGTTAAGACCAACAATATACAAAACATATTGAAATTAAGGCCCAACCCATATATGACAAGTAGTGTATTCTGGAATACTGTTGAACAAAATAGAAATCATTTTGGAAATGCATATGTATTATGTAGATGGATGGGCAATAATTTGCAAGACTTATGGATTATGCAAAGTGATTGCGTTGAAGTATATATAGACAATGAAGGCTATTTGGGCAAAAAGAATAAAATATGGTATGTATATAATGACCCAGATACAGGGAAACAACATGTTTTTAAGTGTGATGATGTTATGCATTTTAAAACATCTAGTACATTCGATGGGATAATAGGCAAACCTGTAAGATATATATTGAAAGATAGTATATCAGGTGGATTAAATTCTCAAAAGTTTATGAATAAGCTATATAAAGAAGGGTTAACTGCCAGGGCGGTACTTCAATATACTGGAGATTTAGATAAAGATGCAAAACGAAGATTAATTAAAGGTCTTGAAGAGTTTTCAAGCGGAGAATCAAATGCAGGTAAAATTATACCTATTCCATTAGGAATGCAACTTCAACCTTTGGATCTTAAGCTTACTGATGCTCAATTCTTTGATTTAAAGAAATATAATGCGCTTCAAATAGCTGGAGCATTTGGTCTTAAGCCGAATCATTTAAATAACTATGAAAAAAGTAGTTATAGCAATAGTGAAGCTCAACAACTTTCTTTTTATGTAGATACACTTCAATATATATTAAAACAGTATGAAGAAGAAATAACATATAAATTATTGAGTACACAACAGATTAACCAAGGATACTTCTTGAAATTTAATGAAGCAGCTATATTAAGAGCTGATATGAAGACACAATCTGAATGCTTATCTACATATGTAAATAACGGTATATATACATCAAATGAAGCTAGAGAGATACTGGATATGCCTGCAAAAGAGGGTGGAGATAGACTTTTAGTAAATGGTAACTATATGCCAATTGATATGGCTGGAAAGCAATATATGAAAGGGGGTGAAGAAAATGCCGAAGAATAAAAAAGATAATTTAGAAAAAATATTAGAAATAAAAAATAGTACAAGTGATAGTGCAGATTTATATTTTTATGGAGATATAGTATCGAGTAGTTGGGGAGCATGGGAACAAGAGGACCAATACCCATTAGCAATACAAAATTTCTTAAAAGGTCAAGAGGGTAAGAACTTAAATATATATATTAACTCCGGTGGAGGGAGTGTATTTGCAGGTATGGCAATTTATAACATGTTAAAAAGGCATACTGGGTTTAAGACAGTTAGAGTTGATGGAGTAGCAGCGAGCATAGCAAGTATTATAGCATTAGCAGGTGATAAGATAATTATTCCAGCTAATGCTTTTTTTATGATACACAAACCGTGGGGTAGTGTTACTGGAGATGCAAATGAACTTCGAGAAAAAGCGGACTTACTAGATGCTATAGAAGAAACTGCACTTTCGATATATAAAGAAAATCTAAAAAATGAAGATGATCTAGAAGTTATAAAACAAATGGTGCAAGATGAAACTTGGTTAACAGGAGAAGAAGCTTCTAAATATTTTAATATAGAAGTTTCTGACTCTGTAGATGCAGTAGCTTGTAATGGCGATATTTTAGAAAAATATAATAAGACGCCAAGGAAAATAGGCGACGAAGAAAAAAACAGCAAAAATAATACAGAAAATCAAAAAGAATTAAAAAAACAAGAAATACTACAAAGGCTAAAAAACATTGGAGGGTAATCAATATGATAAAAAATAAAAAACTATTAAAATTAGCATCAAATAATGTGTTTATGAGCAAAGATACTAGAGAAATGAAGGCTACGATAGATGAAAATAAGCAAAAAATAAAAGATTTAGTAGCTGAAAATAAAGTAGATGAAGCTGATGCGCTTATGAATGATACTGAAAAATTACAAAAAATATATAATAAGCTAATAGCTTTAGAGGATGACGAAATAGACAATATAAATAATCAAATAAATAATGGAAAAGCTAAAAAAATAAATAAAATAGAAAATAAAGTAGTATACAATGGGGAATTATTCTGTAAAGCAATAGCTGATGCAGCACTTAGACAGAAAGGCCAAAAAGGGTTAGATTTAACTGACGAACAAAGAATGGCAATAACTGAATTCGTAGATGAAGATGGAGGATATGCAGTACCAGAGGATATTTCAGTAAAGATAAATAAGCGACTAAAAGATTATACTGATATATCAAACTTAGTAAGCTATGAAAAAGTTTATACTAGAAGTGGACAAAGAACATATGAAAAGAGACAAACTCAAACTGCATTAGGAAAACTTGGAGAATATGATGCCGCTAAACAAAGTTATGGAACAATAAGTGGAACAGATACACCTAAGTTAGAAAGAATTTCGTTTAAATTAGTTGATTTTGCAGGAATAATGACTATACCTAATGATATATTAAAATTTGGGGGACCTGACTTAGAAGGATATATAATAGATTGGTTAGTAGACAAGGTCAGAGTGACTAGAAATACACTTATATTAGAAGGGGATTCAGATGATAATATAGATGGTATATTTAGTGAAAGTTCAGGGTTTACTGTTGTAGAGTTAGCAGCTAAATCATCTATAAAGGATTTTAAAAAATTACTTAATGTAACTTTACCTAATGTATTTAAACCTACTTCGAAATGGATAGTTAATCAAGATGGATTTAACTTCTTAGATTCTTTAGAAGATGCAATGGGAAGACCGTATTTACAGCCAGATCCAAAAGAACCAACAAAATATAAATTCTTAGGAAAACAAGTTATAGAAATACCAAATGAGATATTAGTTACTAAAGAAGGGAAATCTCCAATAATAGTAGGAGATTTGAAGGAAGCATACAAAAGATTTGATGATGCTTCTTACCAACTAGCTACTACTAACATAGGTGCTGGTGCATTTGAAACTAATACAACTAAAACTAGAGTTATAATGAAGTTTGATGGTTCTATAATAGATGAAAACTCAATAGTAATAGCAAATTTAACTTTACCAACTGAAGTATAATGATAAATTTAAATGATATTAAAAATTATCTCAGACTAGATTCTGATGATGAAGATATTTGGATAGCAGAAATATTAATACCAGCAGTGAAGATATATCTACACAATGCTGGTATTAAATCAGAAAAAGCGAAAGAAAGCGAATTATATACATTAGCAGTTCAAATGCTTGTTTGTCATTGGTATGAGAATAGAGATGCTGTAGCTGCAGGAAGCACAACGAAGAAAATTGAATTTTCGTTAGCTAGTATAATAACTCAATTAAAATATTGTTATGAAAATGAGGAATAAATATTATGGATGCTGGATCAATGAGACACAGAATAGAAATTCAAGTATATTCAGATATCGAAAATGAAGTAGGAGAAATGACTAAAGGTTGGTCTACATATAAAAAATTGTGGGCGGGGAAAAAACAACTAAGAGGATCTAATACTTTTGAAGGCAATAAAGAAGGTATTGAATATACTTATAGGTTTAAAGTTAGATATAGAGAAGATTTAGATGAGAGTATGAGAATAGTGCATAAAGGGATTATATATGATATTAAGCATATTAATCCTATCAATGAATTAAATCTTTACGAGACTCATATAGATTGTGTACATCATAAGGAATGTGTTTATAATGAGTAGTTATGATGTACGCGGTTTAGATGAGTATACAAATAAAATGCTTACCAAACTGAGTAAGGAATATCCTGAAAAAACAAAAAAATTTTTAGAATATCAAATAGGTCAGTGTAAATCAGAGGCTGAATATAGGACCCCAAAGGGCAAGTCTAAAGGCCGTAAGAAAGGTAAACATTTAAAAGATAACTGGAAAACTAAAATTACAGTTAAAAATGGAAAAGCTCATGCTGTTTTAAGAAATGCATCTCCTCATGCTCATTTAATTGAAAATGGACATATAACAAAGAATGGTGGATGGTGGGAAGGTAAGCATATGCTTGAGAATACTATGACCCATAGGCAACCACAGATAGATAAGGCCATTGATAAATTAATAGATGAGGTATTTGATTTTTAGGAGAAAAATTATGATAAGTCTAGTTAGTATAAAAAAGGCTATTGTAAGTAAATTAAAAAAGTTAGGTATTAACGTAATATCAAGTGATATAAGAAGTGGGTTTAAAAAGCCTGCTTTTTTTGTTCAAATAATGCCTATATCTAATGATTCTTATGATGGGTACCAAGAAAGAATTATAACTGTAAATATCCATTATTTTTCGGAGGATAAGACTGATTTAGATAATTTAAAGATGGATGATAAGCTAAATAGCTTATTTGTTACAACTTTAAAGGTTGATGATAGAGTTTTAACTTTATATGAAAAAAGGTCAGAGACTGATGATAATATTTTACAGTTTAAATTTGATTTAAGATTTACTGAATGTACTCCTATTCCTATTGATGAGGAAGTTGAAGAGTATGAAAATATGGAAGAATTATATATGACTTTATAAGCGAGGTGGAGATATGGGGTTACCACAAATTAATATAATATTTGAAGGTTTAGCAAATACTATAAAATTTAGAAGTGAAAGAGGTATTGTAGCTATCGTTATAAATGATGATGTTGCTAAAAATAACTCTTATGCATTTAAAAGGTTTGAAGATATAAAAGAAGGTACATTTTCTGAAAAGAATTTAGATTACCTGAGATTAGTATTTTTAGGTAATCCAAATAAAGTTTTAGTTGAAGTTATAAACTCTGAAAACTCTAGAACTTTAGATACAGTTTTAAAAGACTTAGAACTTAAAAAATTTAATTGGTTTACTATGCCTGGAATACAAACTGGTGAAGTGAGTAAGGTTACAACTTGGATAAAAGCTAAGAGAAAATTAGGTAAAACATATAAAGCAATATTTGCGAATACTGAAGCCAATGACGAAGGTATAGTTAATTTTACAACTACTGGTATTAAAGTAGGAGAAAAGTCTTATACAACTACTGAGTATTGTGCAAGGTTAGCAGGTGTATTTGCTGGACTTTCTTTAACTAGAAGTGCAACTTATTTTGTTTTAGAAGATGTTACGGAAATAACTCAACATGATGATCCTGATACAGACATAGATGCAGGTAAGTTAATATTAATAAATGATGGATCTAAAATAAAGATAGGTCGAGGTGTAAATTCATTAACTACTGTATCTAAGCCTAAGACAGAAGATATGAAGAAAATAAAAATTATAGAGGCTATGGATATGGTTAGGGATGATATACATACAACTTTTGAAGATAACTATGTTGGTCAAGTTCCTAATACTTATGATAATAAGATAATATTCTTATCATCTGTTAACCTTTATTTTTCTAGACTTCAAAAAGAGGAAATAATGGATAGAAGTTATGATTGTTATGTTGAAATAGATGTTAATAAGCATATGGAGATATTATCTGATAGAGGTATTGATATAGATACACTTTCAGAGCAGCAAATAAAGGAAACTAATACAGGTTCAAATGTATATGCAACTGGTAAAGTTCAATTTGTCGATGCAATGGAAGATTTAGATTTAAAATTATTTATGTAGGAGGTGTTGTATATGTCATTAAGAGGTAATGAGCAAGTATCAGGTACTTTTGGAAAGTTTTATTGGAATGGATTATTAATAGCAGAAGTTGAAGCTTTTGAAGCTAAAGTAGTTGCTAAAAGAGAAGAAGTTCAAATAGATATGGATGTAGATTCTAAGATAAGTGGTTTTTCAGGAGAAGGTACATTTACTTTAAAAAAGTTTTTTACTAGGGGTAAAGATGAGATGCTTGAGGCTTGGAAAAAAGGAGAAGATCCAAGGGCTAAGTTTGTAAGTAAAGTCAAAGACCCTAATACTAAAGGGAAACAAGCAGAAACTGTTACTATAGATAATGTTTGGTTTAACGAGTTAGTATTGATGCAATTTGAAAAAGGAACTCCATCTAAAGAAGAGTTCTCATTTGGATTTACTCCAAGTGATGCATCATTCGTTGATACTATAGCAGCTTAATTTAATTTAGGTAGCCATTTTTGGCTACCTTTTATATTTAAATAAATTTTAGGAGGTAGTCAAAATGGCTAATAAAAATGTTTTAACACTTAAAGATATATTAAACAGAAAAGAGTATTTTAAAGGTAAAAATAAGGAAACTAGAGAGTTATATATAAAAAGATTAGATGCAAATATAGTTATATCTAAACCAGATGTAGAATTATGCTCAGATATAGCTGATATGGACAATAATCATGACACGAATAAATACTTCATGTATGAAATAGTTGTAGAGCCGAATCTTAAAGATAGTAAGTTACATGAAGAATTTGGAGTTGCGGATCCAGTAGATATAATAGATGAAATATTCGATCCAGGCGAAGTCAATAGAATCTGTACTGAAGGAATGAAATTTGCAGGATTTTATGATGGAGTAGAGGTTGTTGAAGATTTAAAAAACTAATTAAAAGCGATATGGAGTTGTATATGTATAGCTATTACCTTAATAAAGGAATAGACTTAGATAAACTTATTAATTTAAGTTTTATTGAAAAACAATTCTATATCGCTAGTATTTGTGTAAATAAAGAGGAAGAAGTTAATAAATTTAGCCTCTAAAGGAGGTGGATTATGGCTAAGAAAAAGCATATTAGTGCTGTAATATCTCTTAAAGATAACTTTAGTGCAGGTCTTAGAGGCGTTAGAAGAGAGCAAAATTCTTTTAGAAAAGAAGTAGCTCAAACTCGTAAGGCTATGGATGCTTTAAATAAAAAGAAGATGAATGTAAGACTTAATGCTACTCAAGCAAATAAAGCATTTAATGCACTTAAGAAAAATACTAAGTATATTGAAGCTAAGAAAAAATTAGTACAAGTTGTAGTTGCTAAAGATATGGCTATGGCTAAACTAAAGAAAATTCAATCAACTATGAAATCCTTAGGAAAAGCAGTTGCTAAACCTATTGTTATGGCAAAAGATAAGGCTACATCAATGATAAAAGGGATTAGTAGTAAACTAGGAGCATTGGCAAAAGGAATAGCAATTCCACTTACTATAGCTACAGCTGGTGCGGGTGCGGCTATTAAAGGTGGTATGGAACTAGAACAACAGCAAATAAGTATGAGACACTTTATGGGAGTCGGAAATGCAGGAAAATCAGATAAAGAACTTGATGCTATGAGTGCTAAATATTTAAAAGACTTAAGAAATAATGCTAATTCTACTCCTTTTGAAACTGGAGAAGTAATAAGTGCTGGAACAAGAGCATTACAAATAGCTGGTGGTAATACAAAGGAAGCTATGAATATGGTTAAACTTGCCGAGGATATGGCAGCTTAAATTTAAGGTTGCCTAGTATAGAAATATACTATAAAAACAACCCTGAGAATTCGGAGAAAATCTTTTTATATAATAATGGCATTGAATCCTGGAAATAAGATATAATATTATTATCAAGTTGTAAGGAGATAATTAAATGCCTAAAATTAAGTTAATTTGTGTAGTTTGTGGAAATGAATATGAAAAATATCCAAGCCAAGCAACTAGAAGTAAATGTTGCAGTAGAGCATGTGCTCAAAAATATGCAGCTAATAGTGATGCTAAAAAAACAGGAGAGAATAGACTTTGTTTAATGTGTGGTAATAATTATTATATAAATAAATATACAGCTAATAATAAGAATAAAGTCAGTAAATTTTGTAGTAAAGCATGTAAGGACAAGTATCATTCTATAAATGATGTAGGCGAAAAAAGTAATTTATATAAAAATGGAAAATATCAAGGTAGAGGGGCTAACTGGTATAAACAAAGAGAGTTAGTTAGAAAAAGAGATAACTATATATGCCAAATATGTGGTTGTACTCCCAAAAAGAAATTAACCGTACATCATATAAAACCTTTTGATACTTTTAACAATTACTTAGAAGCTAATAAATTAGAAAATTTAATTGGACTATGTGAAGGTTGCCATACATCAGTACACAATGAAGCTAAAAAACTTAATGAAACAAAAAATACTGATTATATAATAAGACAACTCCGAGCCGAGCATAACTAGAAATGGTTATGAAGGTGTAACGACTAGAACGGAAGCCTAAGTATACTAGACACTTTATTAGTGTCTTTTTTTATATGGTGATGTAGTTCACTTTATACGAGTAATTGTATAAAGAAGCACAGGGCATCTTAACAAGTGATGTTGAAGATGAAGATATAGTCTGAACACTATGGTGACATAGTGAGGTAGGTAGAAATATCCTATCCCATCATATTTATGATGCGTAACAAAATGTTAAATCCAGGTAAAACAGTTGGAGATGCTATGGAAGCCATAGCTGATATGAACATTGGTGAAATGGCGAGATTGACTGAATTCGGTGTAAAAGCTAGTAGTAAAGATGATCCTAAGGAAGTACAAAAGCAATTAGAGACTATGTATGCTGGTGGAGCAGGTAAACTTGCGGATAGTGGGTCCGGTCTATTATCAACTATAACTGGTAAGTTAAAGTCTAATATGGCTGACATTGGACAAAGTATGTTAGAACCTTTAAAGCCGGTTATGAGTAATGTTATAGGATTTATTGACCAAGTTACTCCTAAGATGCTTGAGTTTGGAACTAAGATAGGCGAAGGTTTAGGCAAAGGTATAACTTGGATTACTGAAAATATGCCGACTATACAACCTATATTTTCTAATATATTTAGTGCTATTCAAACTGTTGTTACTACTGTAACTCCTATAATAGGTCAAGCATTAGTTGCATTAGGTCCTGTATTTACAGGGTTATTATCTGTAGCTGGTGTTGCTATGAAAGGTATAAGTGGAGTTGTTCAAGCTGTAGCACCTATTGTTAGTAGCCTTATTAATGCTTTAAAACCTGTTTTTAAGAATGTTGGAAGTGCTTTAGAAAATATGGGTAAAATATTTAAAAGCGTATTTGATGGTATAAAAAGTGTTGTTGAAAAGGCTTATAACTTTGTAAAACCTTTGATTGATGGCATAGGTAATGCAGTTAGTGGTATTAGTGGAGCAGTTAGTTCAGGTCTTGGATGGATAGCTAGTAAAGTAGGTAAAAATGCAACTGGTACTAAATATTGGCGCGGTGGTTTATCTGTTGTAGGTGAGAATGGTCCTGAGTTAGTTCAAATGCCAAGTGGTAGTAAGGTTTATACTAATACTGAAACTAATTCTATACTTAATTCAGATAAACAAGGAAGACAAAGTACTAATACAGGTACTACAGTTGATAGTTCTATTACTATAGCTAAGATTGCAGATACAATAGTAGTTAGAGAAGAATCTGATATAGATAAAATAGCTAATGCTATAGTATCAAAATTACAACAAAGAAGAGTTGCATTTGGAGGGTAATATATGGAGATATGGCTAAAATTGGATGATAAAAATGTTAAAGATTTTAGATTCCCTGTAGTTCCTAATGATTTTGATTTTGAAACATCTAATATTATTAATTCTAGTAATATTACTAAATTAGGTGAAGTTGGATTTTATGGTGGCGATAATTTATCACCACTAGAAATAAGTAGTTTTTTTCCTTCTAAAAATTATTCATTTTGTCAGTATTCAGATTTTCCTCAACCGCTTGAATGTGTCGCTTACATAAAAAAATTAATGAAAGAGAAAAAAATACCAAGACTTATATATACGGATACCGATATAAATGTACCTGTACTTATTGAAAGTTTTAATTACGGAAGAAAAGATGGTACCCAAGATATATATTTTACACTTAAATTCAAAGAATATAGAAAAATAGAAGTACCTGAAATAGGTCAAAGCAATTCAACTCAAAATAATCAAAGACCTACAACTGATAAAAATACTAATACTCAACAAACTCATACTGTCAAAAAAGGAGATAATCTATGGGATATATCTCAAAAGTATCTTGGAAAAGGTAGTTTATATAATATAATAAAAGAAGCTAATTGGAATACATATCCTTCATTGAAAAAAAATAATATTATATATGTTAACTGGAAATTAGTTATACCAAAGGTGTAAGTATGACAGATAATATTAAAATATGTTTAATAAAAAAAGATAAACAATATGATATTACAAATATATTAGAAAAGGTCCAGTGGAGTGGTGACTATAAAAGTGTTGCTAGGAAGCTGGATTTTTCGATTTTAACTAGAGTAACTGATATAAGTGTTTCAGTTGGTGATTTTATTTTATTTTATGTAAATAACGAAAAGGTATTTAAAGGTATTGTATGGGATACATCAATAGGCTCTGGTGGAGATAGTATGAGTATATTAGCATATGACAATGGTATTTATTTATTAAAGAATAATTTAGCATATAACTTTAAGGATATTAAAGCTGAAAAGATAGCATCTAAAGTATGTGCTGATTTAGGGATTACAGTTGGTAATATAATTAGCACAGGAGTTAATATAACTAAATTATTCTTAGGTGTTAGTGCTTATGAAATTATTATGACAGCTTATACTGAAGCATCAAAAAAGACTGGTAAAAAGTATATGTGTTATATAAAAGATGATAAGTTATATGTTGAAGAGAAGGGTGCGATAAAGCTAAATATAGGATTTGAAGAAGGTAAAAACTTAATTGAAAGTAATGCTAAATCTACTTTAGAAAATATGATAAATAAAGTTGTTATAGTAGATGATAAGGGCAATAAAAAAGAAGAAGTTAAAAATGATGAATGGATAAATCTCTATGGATCTATTCAAGATATAGTTCAAGTACAAGATGGAAAAGATGCAAAAACTGAAGCACAAAGTAAATTAAAAGGTGTAGAAAAGACACATACCTTAAGTGGTTATGGTGATACTAGCTGTTTAACTGGATATGGAGTTATGGTACAAGATAGTTATACTAAGATGAATGGTTTATTTTATATTGATACAGACAGTCATTCCTGGGATAATGGTGAATATAAAATAGATTTAGAAATATCATTGCAAAATATAATGAATGAAGTATCGGCTGGACAAGAAGAAAGTGAAGATAGCTCAAGTAGTACTACTACATCTTCATCTAGTGATAGTGGTTCTAATAATGGTACAGTTAATAAAGTTATTAGTCTTGCAAAAGGCAAGGTAGGCAATAGATATGTTTGGGGAGCTACAGGACCTAATACATTTGACTGTTCAGGCTTTACACAATGGCTATATAAACAAGTTGGTATTAGTATTCCAAGGGTATCTAAAGACCAAAGTAAATATGGAAAGTCGGTAAGTAGAAGTAATTTACAGCCTGGAGATTTATTATTCTTTAATACTAGTGGCAGTGGAGTAAGTCATGTTGGTTTATATATAGGTAATGGACAGATGATTCACGCTGCTAATAGTAAAAAAGGTGTAAGGCATGACAGTATAACTTCAGGATATTATTATAATAAATTTACTAATGCAAGGAGGGTATTATAATGAATGATCCTTATAATCAAATATTAAGTTTAATGAGAGAGGAAGGATCATTTCATAATGAACCTCCTTTTTTTATTGGAGAAGTTATATCTCCATTACCTAATTTGAAAATTAAAGTTAATGATATTGATTTAGATAAAAATAATTTAAAAATTGATAAATGGTTACTTGATAGAGCAACAGAGACATTTAAGAATTCTGATGAAGGTAATCATGGTCATGAAAATGTAAGTGGTTCAGGATCTCATAAACATGAGATGCGAGAGCCACTTAAAAATACTTTAGATATAGGCGATAGTGTTGTTATTCTTAGAAATAAAAATGAATTTATTATAATTTCAAAGGTGGTAAGTCTATGAGTATATTTCCTTTTATGAATATCGATGAAGTTGAAGTTAATATTGAAAATAGTAACAGTGAATTACATATGTATTATGATGTAGGTTGGAATTATATTAAAGATGAACCACTTATAGAAAATAATGAGTTTGTTATTGTTGAAGGTAATGAGGCTATTAAAGTATGGATATATAAGGCCATAAAAACGGCAAGATATCAGTACCCTATTTATTCATGGGATTATGGTTGTGAAATTAGTAGCCTTATAGGTCAGAAATACACTAAGGGACTTACTAAAAGTGAAGCAGAAAGATATATTAAAGAGGCTATTTTGATTAATCCTTATGTTACAGATGTAAAAATAATTGATATTAACTTTAGCGAGGATATTTTATCTGTATCTATTCAAGTTGATACTATCTATGGGGAGGTGAATGTTAATGTATAGGGATCATACCTATGAGGTAATAAGGCAAAGAATGTTAGATAATACTAATTTGACTATAGATAAGAGAGAAGGCTCTTTTTTATGCAATATGCATAGTGGAGTAGCCATGGAACAAGCTAAAAGTCATATGCGTATGGATGATATATTATCTATAGGATTTATAGAAACTAATTTTAATGATTATTTAGACGAAAGAGTAAAAGAATCAGGTATTTATAGAAAAGAAGGTAAAAGAGCTAATGGTGAAGTTACTATTGCTGGTAAAGAAGGTACTATTATAGAAAATGGTACTATTTTTTTATGCAATGACTTAAAGTTTGTAATGCTCAATGATGTTGTTTTAGGTCAAAGTGATATATGCCATTTAGAGGCTTTAGAAGTAGGGTCAAGGTATAATGTATTGGCTAGTTCTACATTTACATTATATGAAAATATAGATGGTGTAGAAAACATTACAAATAGTGAAGATTTTAGCGGTGGAATTGATATTGAAACTGATGATGAGTTAAGACAAAGATATTTTGATTTTATGGATGATCCTCCAACTAGTGGTAATGCAGCTCACTATAGATTATGGGCAACTGAAGTTGATGGAGTTGATAGAGCTCTAGTAACTCCTAGATGGGATAAGAGCAATGGTAAAAATGGTAATGGTACTGTTAAAGTTATGATTATAGGTAAGGATAATACACCAGTTAGTGAAGATGTAATAAATGAATGTATAAGACACATCGAAGAAGAGAGACCTATATCTGAAACTATAGTTACTGTAGTTACACCAAGTCTTTTAAATGTAACTATAACTGCTTCTATTGAAGTATCAGAAGGATATGACATAGAAAGTATAAAAGATGATTTTGGGGATAAGGTTGAGGAATACATAAAAGATATAACTAGTGAGCTAGTATATGCTAAACTATATGGATTTATGGCTAATACATTAGGTGTAGAGGATATTATAGACTTTAAGATTAATGATAGTAACTCAAATATAACTATTGCAGAAGATAAAATAATTAATATATCTGATATACAACTAAGTGAGGTGATATAGGTGAATTTACTATCTAATTTGCCTTCGTTTGATAATAACCATATTGTAGAATCAATTCAACATGCTTATGGAATTGAGGCGGATATTTTAAATAAGGAAATTGATGATGCTATAAATCAATTTTTTATAGATAGAGCAACCTGGGGACTAGATTTATGGGAGCGAATGTATAGAATAAAGCAAAATAATTTAGATATACAAACTAGACGGGAAAATATAAAAGCTAAAAGAAGAATTAAAGGTACAACTAGTAAAAAGGCTATTAAGAATATCTGTGAAGCTTACAGTAATGGTGAAGTTGAAGTTGTTATGCATAATGATGAGTTAGCCTTTGAGATTAAATTTATTGGTAGTATAGGTATTCCTGCTGGATTTGAGGAAATGGATAAGACTATTGAGAAGATTAAACCTTGTCATTTAGGTCATAGTTACAAATTTAATTATAATACACATGCAGATTTATCTAAGTTTACACATGAACAGTTAGCAAATTATACTCATGATGAAATTAGAATTAGTGAAAATCTTAGAGGGGATGAAGATATTCCTGCTCCTTCTTATGGTAATATAGTTGTTTCAACTAATGTGATAAATATAGAAGAGGGCAACTCAACTTCTTTTACTGTTTGTTTAGATAAAGCACCAATTGATAATCAAATAGTTAGTATAGGTAAAAATAATAATGATGTTATTTTAGATAAAACAAGTTTAACATTTACTTCCTCTAACTATAATATTCCTCAAACAGTTAATATTAACGTATTAGAAGATAATGACTTTTTAGATGAAACTTGTGTTATAACATTATCTAGTAAAAATGTGTTAAGCAAAACTATAGTTGTTAATATAATTGATAATGATAGTGAGCCAGTTAATATTCCAGTTCAAAGTATTAGCTTAAATAAAAATACCTTGTCATTAAAACCTAATGAATCTGAAAAGCTTATAGCTACTATATATCCTTTTGATGCTACTAACAAAAATATGACTTGGAAGTCAAGCAATGTTAGTGTTGCTGGGGTTAATTATGATGGAATGATTTCAGCATACAATAAGGGTAACGCGATTATAACAGTAACTGCAGAAGATGGAAATAAAACTGCGACTTGTGATGTTACTGTAAGTAATTCAAATAGCGAAGAAAATATACCTCCTTCTTCTGGCAATGGTATTATTCTAAATAATACAAGCTTTACTATAAATGAAACTGAAATGCTTACATTATCTGCTACTATAAATATAGATAATTCTTATGCGGTATTTGAACTAAGACAAAATGGTACTTATCTTGTAAGTGCATATAGAAGTGGTTCTAATATAGTTTGTTATACCGGTGGATTAAACGCAGGAACTTATTCTAACTTAACAGCAGTTGCTAAAACAATGAAAAACAGTGTTTACGTTGACATAGCAGAATCTCAACCGTTTACTTTAACTGTAAACTCTAATTCTTCTTCTGACGGTGGAGGTACAACTACTTCTGGAATAAAAGTAGAACCTGCAAGTATTTCAATAGAAATTGGTAAAACTGCTGATATAACAATGTTATTTGGGAATGATGTTATAAACAAAAACTTAGATTTTATGAGTAGTAATGGTGCTATTGCTAGTGTATCTGATTTAGGAAGCTATAAATACAGAATAACAGGTGTAGGACAAGGTAATACAACGATTAGATTTAGAACTTCTGACGGGAAATTTGAAACTTCTTGTTCTGTAACTGTTACTGGAGGAAGTAGTGGTGGTGGAGGAAGTACTGGTGGAGACACTTCAACAAGTAGCGAATATGCTAAATCTTGTACTTCTGAATACATCTTAGACAAAATGTATCCCATGGGACAACGACATGAAGCTATTCCTTCTGGACTAATCACAGATACATGGAAGCACAATAGTAGATGGGAAAATCAATATAGACCTACAGCTGTAGCTCATGGATGTGGTGTATCAAATTGTCCAGGCACAGGGCCATTCAAAGCATTAGGTTGTTGGTCAAACGTATATAGAGTTGAAGGAACACCATTTACACAAAATACAGGCGTTGAAATGAAGGATATAAAAGTTTATGGTTGGTATAATGGTGCTTGGGAATTAGTGCAACACTTACCTGTTCCGAACGGTAATTTCTATCCCGAATCCTTTGGTGGAGATGTTAATAAATATTTTGCAGATAGTGTTAGGCAAACTTCTAAATCTAAGACTATAATACTTAGAGAAAAGAACAAAATAGATGCTATGAATTGGAATACAAATCAATTACAAACTGAAAACTGTATGTATCACCCATTCTCTAATATTAAGAATTTTGATACAAAGTATGAATATATTTATACTTGTATAGACTTACGTAAAGTGAAATGGGATGAAAATGGTATTGATGATAGAGATAGTACGCATTACTGTAGTAACTGTGGTGGTGACTGGTGGTTAGCAGAAGGATTAATGTTCCACGATAGTTGGCAACACAATAAAGGGGTATGTCAACCTAAAATGATTGAAATAACTAATGAGTGGAGAAGATTCTCTATGACAACTGTGCCACAAGGTTGGAGTAATGGGTTCCCTAAATAAGGAGGTTGATTAAATGAGTAATGAAAAAAGTTTAAAAAGAGCAATAACTACTACTAATTTGCAATTAGAAAAACCATTGACTACAGACTATTACGATGTAAATGTATTTAATAGGAATATGGATAAAATAGACACTGCTATACAAGAAGTAAAAGGTAAAGTAGATGGATTAGAATTAAAAGCTGAAAGGGTAAGCATTGCAGATTCTACTAATAAGTTTAAAGCTACTAATGTAGAAGATGCGCTTTTGGAAAATAAAGCAAGTATATCAAAGAATGCTAAAGAAATTGAAAATTTAAAGCAATCTGCCAGTAACGGTAAAAATATAGTTGCAACCGCTATTGGCTCTCCACTTCAAGCGAGTGATACTTTTGCAACTATGGGAACTAAGATAGATACACTTACAGAAAATTTTAGAAATAATTTAGCTAGTAAAGGCATTGAATGTTTGCCTACTGATAAATTGAGTGTATTAGTTAATAAGGTAAGTCAATTCAAGCTTTTTCAAAAATTTCCAGGCACAAGCGAAGAGATAATTAATGACAGGAGTGAATGCACATCTACTGAGGTAGTAGGGGTATGGCAATTAAAACGAACTATACCTATAGAAGAATATTTTCATGGAATTCGGATGTCATATATAACTGTAGGGGTCTTTGGCTTTACATCTAAAATTGAACATATAAGAGGTAATCAAATTTTAACTTCAAATTCAACAAGTGACCAAAGCACTAAAATTACTTTAGATATAATGGACTTGCAAGTAGGAGATAAGATTTTAATGTACGCTCAAACAAACGAAAACTATGCAGGAAATAAATCTTATGGAGGTTGGAAAAACCTTGTTGTTAGCTATTCTTGGCGACCAGTAGAAGGTGAGGAGGTTTAGTTATGATTAAAAAAATTAATTACTATAGTGAAGAAGAGAAAAATATCATTTTAGAAGAAAATAAAGATATGTATTTAATAGAACACGCTAAATTATATAATGAAAAATATTTAATTTTTTCAGATTCACCTCCTATTGAAGTATTGCAAAAAGAACAGGGTGAAAAAATATCCATTTTAGAAGCCGAAAATTCGGCTCTATTAGAAAGTCAAAAAGTTCAAGATAGAACTATAGTTGAAAATGATATGCGTATGATGGATTTAGAATGGGCGCTAGAAGATTTAATAGCAAGTATAAATCCAACAGCAAAAATAAATTTAATGGAGGTATTTAGTATGTTTGGAAGAAGTGCAACTTACTTTAATCAATTAAAGCAAATGATAGAAATGGAAAACTATGATAGTAAAGAGGATATGGAGAGAATATTGAATAAATATGCAGCAGGATCTAGACCAAGAATAACTCAAGAAGAATATGACCAGTTATTCGATTTATTATATCCTCCAGTATATGATATACCAACTACAATTCCAGAAGTATAAATTATAGGACCAAGAGAGGTTCTTTTTTTATGGCTAGATTAATTTCTAGCCTTTTATTTTTTTCAAAAGGTGGTGTGTTATGAATTTTACAGAAATAGTAAGTAGTATAGGATTTTATGGGGCTTGTATGGTAGCTCTAGCAATATGGGTAGATAAGCAAATAAAAAATAATAGAGAAGACACTCAAAAGACTATAGATATACTTAGAGAAGATTCTAAAGAAGATAAAGATAGGTTGTTAAATGAAATAGCATACAATAGAGAAGTTATAGCAAAAGTTGTTGCAACAAATGATGTATTAGCTAAAGATCTAACTGTTAAGGTAGATAAAATACTAGATAAAGTGGGGGTATAATATGAGATTTACAGTACATGCTGGTCATAATCCAGACAATAAGGTAGCTTGTGGGGCTATCGGATTAATAAAGGAATCAACAGAAAATAGAAATGTTAAAAATGAAGTTATAAGATTATTAAAAGAAGAAGGTCATACTGTTTATGATTGTACAGTTGAAAATGGTACAAGTGTATCAGATATAGTAAATAAACAAGTAACTAATATGAACTCTTACTCAAATATAGATTTACATATATCAATTCATTTTAACGCAGGAGCAAATGATAAGAATGGAAATGGCAAAAGTACAGGAGTAGAGGTATTAGTTTATAATACAAGCGGAACTAAGTACGATACAGCTAAGAGAATATGCTCAAAAATAGAAAGTCTAGGATATAAAAATCGAGGAGTGAAAATAAGAACTAATTTAGGAGTGTTAAGTAAAACAAAAGCACAAGCATTATTAGTTGAATGTTGTTTTGTAGACGATAAAGATGATATAGACTTATATAATTATAAGAGGATAGCTAAAGCTATAGTAGAAGGGGTTTTAAATAAAACTATATCAACATCAGTTCCAGTACCTACTCCAGTTCCAAGTGAAGAAGTATTCTATAGAGCAGTATCTGGAAGCTTTAATAATAAAAACAATGCTAATGATAGAAAAGCAAAATTAGAGAAAGCAGGATTTGATGAGATATTCTTAGATGCTTTTGCTAAAGATGAAAAAACATGGTACAGAGTAATCGCGGGATCGTTCAAAGATAAGAAGTTAGCAGAACAAAGAGTTGCAGATTTATCTAAAAAAGGATATGATGGTGGATTTATAGCAGCATTTAGAAAATAATTAAAGAATAAGATAAATAATAGGGGGCTTAATGTCCCTTATTTTTTTATGCAATAAATCAATTAATAAATAAAGTATTACAAAGTTTTATGATTTTTACGGTTGATGTAATGCATTGATAATACTTAATTTTATAATAATTAATATGTTTTAGGGAAATAGTTGGAGAAGAACACTTAAATACTAAATCTTTGTTTAAAGATTTAAACATCATAAAACGTATTACAAATTATATATATCTCCAAATAATATATTATATATAAATATATTATTTTAGGAGGTGATAGAATGTATCCAGATTTATACGGTGTCAAAACTTATAAAACTACTTCATTAAGAATAGAAGAAGAGAAATTAAATATATTAAGAGATATTGCAAAGAAACAAGATAGAAGTGTTAATTATCTAATCAATGATATTATAACAAACTACATTAATATATATCATGAAGAGATTGAAATTATTTTCTAATCATATAAAAAGACTAGGTATAGTTATTTATACCTAGTCTTTTTATATATAATCATTTATAACTAAATAACACCAAACTATTCCTCCGATAAATAATATAGTTGGTCCTATTAATAATCCATATCCTAAATTCATAAAAATACCTCTAATTACTATGACATGTCATACATCTATCCCACTTAAATGGTCTGCTTCCTCCGCAGATAGGGCAATATTGATACTTTCTATTATCCCATTCTTCGTGGTCTACTTCACTCCATTTGCAATTATCTTGATGACTTCTATCATCATCTTTTTTATCATCAAACCAACCCATATTATACACCGTCCCTTCGCTATTACTAATAAGTATTACCCTGTTTAATTAAAATATTCACGCTCATTTAAAATATCAACATCTCGCATCCGCTCGATTTGCTATTTTAAACTCTTTAAATTACATACTTTAAACTTAGTAATATTCTAAATCAACCTAGTTAATTTTTAAAAATAATAGTCACATATTTACATATATAAGCATATACATAGTTATATAACGTATTTGATTAGGAGGTTGATTGATATAGAAGCTAGAGATAAAAAAGTAGTAGATTTTATTAATACATTTGAATTATGCAGAAGGGAACATATTAAAGAATTGTTTTTTAGTGAAGTACATGAAAATATTTGTATGCGTAGATTAAAAAAATTAGCTGAAGACGGCTACATAGAGCGTATAAAAATGGAAGGTAATGTATTTGTATACTATGCTAATCGCAAACCCTCGAAAAGGCTTTTAATGCACGATATGTATATCACTGATTTAGTAGTTAAAATGATTAAATTAGGATATGAAATATTAGAGTTTAAAAGGTCATTTGTAATAGGGAAAATAATATCAGACGCTTATATAAAATATAAAGATCCAGAAGGAAAAGTAAAACATCTCGTATTAGAAGTTCAATTATCTAATAAAGTTGAAGACTGTGTATTAAAATATAAAAATTTTAAAAATATAATTTTGGATAGTAATATAAACTGGGACTCTATTCCAAGACTTTTAGTTATTACTGATATGCCACAGCGAATAGAATTACGAGGTATTAAAGTTTTATATGATGATACTACTATGAGTAATATAAAAAATATAATATAAGGAGGTTGTTATTGTGAGTGATAATGTATTTGAAACATTAGCTGATTGCATGGTTAAAAGTTGTAAAATACTATTTAAACATAGTAAAAATGCATTAGGATTAAATACTCATGATTTTGATAAATTATTTAAAGAAATTGATATATGTAACAAATCAAATGAGTTTCCAAAATTGGCTAACATATCGTCAAGTGAATATATAAAAACATATACTTTTAAAACTCCTATTGGAATAAAATTAAATTCATTTAAAGAACATTCAGAAGAAATAAGTTGCTTTTTAAATGTAGATGAATCTGATTTAAGATTTAGTAGAGATAAAAATAAAGTATATATAAAAGTTATATTAAAAAAACCAACGTGTATATATGACCCTGTTGAACATAAGAGAAATGATTTTAAAATTCCTATAGGTTATAGCTTAGAAACTACTAAACTAATATTATGGGACTTTACTGCATCTACAAATGCACATTGCTATATCGCAGGATCATCTGGTGGAGGGAAGTCCGTTATGCTAAGGGTAATACTAAGTCATTTAGTAAATAGTAAATCTAAAAGGGATGTTGAGTTTTCAATAATTAACACAAAAAGAGTAGATTTAAAAGACTTTAAGAATGCTAAACATACTGTAAATTACATGACTGGAATAGATGGAGTAGAAGATTTTCTTGAAAATGAAGTTGATGAAATGGAAAGACGATATAAAATTCTTGAAAAATATGATTGTGATGATTTAACTGAATTTAGAGAAAAAGAATATAAAATACCATATAGATTAATAGTTGTTGAGGAAATATCATCATACAAAGGAAATAAAGCATATCAGAGATTTATAGAAATATTAGCAAGTCAAGGTAGAGGAGCAGGTATGTTATTGCTTCTTATCACACAATTACCATCACATGAGATAATGCCTAATACTATAAAATGTAATATAAATACAACAATTGGGCTAAAAACTAAAGATAGTATTAGATCTGAAATAATAGCAGGGTCTGATAGTGGACTTGAAAATTTAAAAGGCAATGGTCATGCCAAAATATTCGATGGATATAACGACGGGGAAGAAATACAAGGTTTATTTATTAGTAAAGAGACTATGAAAGATATAATTACAGCTAATAGTAAACAAAATAAAAGAGTCAAAGTAGCGGTAACTACAAAGACTCTAGATGATAATAAATTCCCTGGCATGGAAGTATTATCATCTAAATTATAGCATATTATTATAATTTAGGGGGATTAATTATGAATAGTTCAAGTATATTAACGACTACATTTTGTAGAAAGTGTAAAAAGTTAAGAAGTTGTTTAGAAACCAATACAGTAAGTAATTATAAATTTTTATGTAAAGAATGTAGTAAAGAAGAACATTTACTAGGTCAATGTATTAACTGTGGTAGAGAAGGAATTTATAGTGAATTACTAAAACATGGTGGTTATTGCCATTTATGTGAGAATGATAATATTATAGAATGTGATTTATGTGGAGTTGAAATATATAAAAGTAATTCTATAGATGGGATATGTAAAAAATGTGCTACAGGAGAAAATAGAGAATGTATAAAATGCGGCAATTATTTTTCAGAAAATAAATTAACTAGCGATAATTTATGCCCTAAGTGTAGCATTAAAATTCATAAAAAACTTAGATCATCTGAAGTAAATGAAATTGTCGAGTGCATTGAGTGTGGTAGAGAAGTATTAGTAAATGATTTGAATAATAATGGGTTATGTATATATTGCCATTGTGAAAGATTAGAAAATGAAATAAAGAACTTGAAAAGAAGAAAAAAAGCATATTTTTAAAGTGATTAAGTACCTCCTAATGTTAGGAGGTACTTTTGTTGATAACTTCTATTTTACTGTTAATAACTATTTCATTTCTGTTGATAAGTGTCTTTTTTCTGTGGAGTCAGTTTTTAGTAACTGACATAATCCTGTGAAAGTATTGAAAATACTAGATAGGCATAAAACTATTTCTTTTATGCCACATATTTCACCTCATAAAAATTAAGTTTGTGAAGGAGTTTATCTATACGTATAGAATTACTACTCAATATAATTTAAATATATTAAGTAGGTGAATTAATTTGGGTGAATCAAATAAGCGTAAACTTACACTAAGTGTAGAAGACAATCTAGTTAAGACACTTAAAGTAAAAGCGATACAGTATGATCTTACAGTAAGTCAACTTGTTGAAGTACTTGCTAAAATAGCTGAACGTGACAAAAAGCTATTCAATGAGTTAGTTAATAAATATAAAGAAGTGTAGCTATATGATGTAGCTACACTTCTTTATATACTAAAGTATTTTCCCTACTAGGAATATACTTAAAAAGACTAGGATAAACCTAGTCTAAGTCCATTTTATTTCGTTATTTTCTAAATAGAATATGCAACTTTCACCTTTTGCATCTATAACCTTTATAGAATTTCTATCAATTAATTCTAACTTAATATATTCTATCTCGAAATTTTCTTTAATGAATTCTAAAACCTTAAATTGTTCTACAGTATTTACTTTCATGTTCATTCCTCCTTTATAGATTTAATAATTTGAATTCTAAATAATAATCTCTTATAACTCTATGTCTATTTTATTATATTTCTTACAGTACACTAAAGCGTTTTTCGATAAACATAACACTTTGCACTCATTTTTACACTCTTTGCAAGTTTTAGATACAAATAGGTTATCTAAGACTTCTTCAAAATATAACTGTTCCATATGTACCATACCTCACTACAAAGTATATCCAAAGAAATATTGTAATATAAAGTTTGTAATCTTTAACCATGCTACAGTTGTAGCACATATTATTCCTATAGCTGCTATAGTAACAATTACTAATATTAATATCCCTATTATTGTTCCAAGCATTCCATGCTCCTTTTCTAACTTAATTAATCCATTTAATAATTCGTTCATTTGTATATCCTCCTTGAATTTCACATACAAGTGGTATATACTATTACTTGCGAGGTAATAGGGCATATCCATCTTGGATGTGTTCTTTTTATGTAATTATATTGTCTTTAGTCAGTAGAGTAGCATCTACTGACTTTTTTATTTATCTAATCTGGCATATCATCTTCCATTATATTTAATTTTTTAGCTAATGGATCTATTGTTTTTTCAACTTGTTTTTCAACACACCCTTTATTATCATCAACAATAGGTTCTAATTTACCTGCTTGTTTTTTTAATCCTCTATATTCAGCTACTAAATATTCAATAGCTGTATTACGACTTGTTATGTTTTGATTTTTTTGTATGTTCTCTATCTCTTTCCATACAAACTCTTCTACATGTATTGTACTTGATTTCTTAGCCAAATTTTCTACCTCCTAGAATTTTCTTTTTGCAACTTCAAATAATCCTTTGGCTGTAGCTAATTGAGCATCTTTAACTCTTATAAATTCTTCATCAAATTCTAAGTTTATAGACGTTCCTCCTGCTACATATAAATCCATTTCTGATTTATTTATCCAAATATCCTCTATTCTTTGAGCTAAGTTTTCAGATCCTAAAGAATAGGACTTTGCTTTTAAATCATCGTAATCATTAGATGTATCTATTTCATTTACATCTTTCATTATATTATTATCTCTTAATGCATCTTGAACAGTAGTTAATAAAGTTCTATTACCAAACTCAATTGTATTTGACATTTTATCATTGAATATAAATCCTTTGTCAAAATATGAAAGTTCTGTAGTTCTAAATCCAACTGAAACTAATCCAACTGGTTTATCTTCATTAATTTTGCCGCCTATAGCATGTATTAATGCAGCATCACCTTCTCTAAGTATAGAAATATTATTTATATAAACTTCTTTAGTTGATCCATTTATTTTATTTTTAACTTTTATTGTTTTGCCTTTATATTTTTCTATAACATCTTTTAACACTGATTTACGATAGTTTTTATAAGGTACACCTAACATAACATCAACTTTATCTTTTACAGCTACTTCACTAAGTGCTGCTGCAAATAATACTTCTACAGTATGACTTGTTTTACTATCTCTTGAGTTTCTTACAGGTACTTGTGATTCCTTCTCAGCTAACAATCCAATGAAATAATTCTCCTTGTTATATTCTATATAAATAGGTTTTTCATTTTCTTTGTCCATATATTCAGATAAATCTATATCTCTACCTTCTCCAAATACTGATTTAAATACTGAAACATGCTCAATATTGTCTACTTCTGAATATGCTTTTACATATCCTCTACCAAAATCAAATCCGATTTTTTGAATATTTTCCATTCTATACACCATCCGTTAATATATTGTTGAGTTGTTATTAACTCTAAATTTATTGTACTATATTATAGTTAAGATGTCAACAATATATTAATTATTGCATTATTTTTTCGTTAATATATTGTTGATTTGTTATTAATTTTAAATTTATCGCACAATGATTAAGTTGATATATTAACAATATATTAACTGATGACTTTTAAATATTTTTTATACTTTATCTTCTTAATTTTTATTCTGAAATCATATTTTAATACTTATTAATATTTTGCATCGAATGTACTAATAAAATCTCTTAGAACCTAAATATGATGGTTTTATTGGTATATTTTGTTGTTATATTGTGTATATGTAACATTGAATTTATTTTTTATATCTGATATACTATTAAATAATTGAATTTATAAATAATATTTTGAACACTTTTAATAGTTGGCAGACTATTGAAGGTGTTTTTTACTTTCAAAATATTATTCAACATACTATTTCTCCTTAATTAAATATTGACATTATATCCTAGCTTTCTTAACTCTTGAACCATAATTAAGTCCCGAGTTTCACTCCTTGAATTAGCAAATATAGGACTTGTCTTCATCTTAAGCTCAAAAATACTTTTATAATCTTCAATATTTCTCAACTCATCTAAACGCATCGATATACTTTTTAAATTTTCTTGTGTATTTATATAATTATTTTCGCTTTGTAAATTGTTATCAATGTGCACATCTTCATTTTCTATTATTTGTATATTTGGAAGAAGTGAATAGCCTTCTAATGCATAGCCTAACTTAGCAAGATCTAATTGAACATTATATAAATTAAGTCTATACTGTGTTTTTTTATCCCATTTATATTTTGGATTTTGTCTTTCATGGATATACCCTTGTTCAATTAATTGTTTAATGTATTTTCTTATAGTTGGCTTGCTCATCCCAACCATAAGCTCATCATTTAGTTCTTCTGCTGATTTATAAATCCAGCCATTAGATTCAGATATATCAACTGATATATCTTCCTTCATCGCTCTCTCTTTTTCTTCTCTTATATATTTATCTGTATCTCTCATTCTTTCTGTCCAGTAAATAAATTGATTTAGTATTAATGCAGCTCTATAATCTCCTGTTAACTCTACTAGCTCTTGCTTTATAACAACTCTTTTTAATTTTGTCATTAATCTTTACCCCCTTTTGCATTATTTTTCATATCTTCCCTTATTAATCTCATTACATATTCTTGAAATGATAAATTTAAATCTATAAGATATTTTTTTATTTCTTTATTTTCCTTTTCTTCAATTCTAATTGTTTGTTTTTTAATAATTTTTTCTGACATGTATTAATATCCTCCAATCTAATTTTAGATTACAATACTGACGTCATTTAGTCAAGCATTTTATTAAATAAATAAATAAATAAAAAAGAAAAACATAATCTGTGATTATATTCTCTGAATATAATCTCTAGTATTGCAGTAAAAATTTCTTAACTCGAAATAAATTTTTTTAAAATGGAAATAAAATTTTTTTATATTGATGTAAATTTTTTTTGTATCGATATGAAAAAAATTTATTATCGATGTAAAATTTTTTAACATCGATGATTTCAATGGTTTAAGAAATATTAATTATAATAATCATAAAAATAAAAAAGCATCAACATAATTGATGCTTTTTTACTACTTTTTCACTTTTGAATTTTCAAGCTTATCTTTATAAAAGCTAGCTAGAGTTTTAATATCTAAATTTAATTTATTCATTAAATTTATAATGTCATCTATTCTTGGATTGTCATAACTATCTAATATTTCAAATTGATCTTTTGTTAGAATCTCTTTCCATTTAGTGCTCATAGAATATATCCCCCGAATAATAGTATCATTAAAATAATATCATTATTTGGAAAGATATTCCATTCTACATTTTGCAAAATAATTAATTAATTCAAGATAATCAGCATCTAATGCTTTTGCAATGTAATAAATAATATCAAAACTTAAATTTAATTGTGAAGGATCAGTCTCGATTTTTGATATGTAACTTCTATCACATAAGATTAATTCGGCTAGTTGTGATTGAGTAAAACCTTTTTTCTTTCTCAAATTCCTTATCAATAAAAACACCTCTATTTAAATTATATGTTATCAAAATATAAGGAAATTTGAAATATAGTGTCGGAAATGTGATTGAGATTCACATTCTAAAATGTAAAAATATGGTAAAATTATCTTAAAGAATTTATGAGCGCTCAAATATAAAAAATAGAGGTGAATAATGTATTAAATATAAGTAAATTAATAATAAAAAATAGAATCGAACGTATATTTGGAACTGATGTTTGCAATTGATTCTAATATATGGTAAAATAAAAACGCTAATAATTATATATTTAGGGAAATTTATTTGCGTTAAACCTTTAGGAATATTTATATTTGGAGGGGCTATGAAAGAAGAAATAAAAAAACTTATTGATGAAATTGAAGATAAAAAATTTATTGAGTTTATATACTCTATTATAATTAAACGAAAAAATAAGCACTTATAAAGTGCTTATTTTTCATTATCAGATAAAACCCTAACTAAATCAGATAAAATTTTTATTTTTTCATCATTAAGATTTATAAGTTTATTAACTATATCATATAATTCCTCAGAATCTAAAATTTTATCTAAGGTATTAGTTATATCTGTTACAGCTGATGATATGTTATACATTTCTCCGACACCATCATTGAGCCAACTTGGATTGATATTGAATACATTACATACTAATTTAATAAATTCCTTTGATACAGAAGCCCTTCCTCTTTCAAGGTTATATATAGCATCTTCGCTTTTGCCAACCTTTAAACCAAATTTTGATCTTGAAAGTTTTTCAGATTTTCTGATTAACTCTAATCTTTCTCCAAGATTTTTTTCGTCTGTATTCATTATTATCACCTCAACTTAATTATAAAATAAAAAAAATATAATGTCAACGAGAAAACGACGAAGTTACGTTTACAAAAATGTATATTAACGTAAAATAAAGGCGAAAAATAAAAAAAACTCGTTGACATGCGGATTAAAACGGAGTATTATTGAATTAACAACGAGAAAATAACGAAAAAAGAAGGTGATTATATGAGTAAATCAAAAGAAAGTAAAGAATTAGCTAGAAAAATACTTATGTTAAATTCAGAGAATAAAAAAACAGTAATTAATGTGTTGAATGCTTTTGTTATAGCTGAAACGGCTAGTGTGCTTGGTGTAAGTTCAGCTGAATTAAGCAAATTAATTAAAGAATAATTAAATTTTAGATACGAAATAAAATCGAAAATTAGTATATAAAAAAGTGTGTAATTTTAACAAAATCACACACTTGTAAAAATTGAATGAAAGCTAGTTTTTTAAAAGTCGAGCAGGCTTTTATAGGACTTGCAATAGGTGATAACATTTAACTCATAAAATAGTGAGTATAAACAAAGTAATATGGAATTTGGGGACCTGTTATGAGAAGTAAATTAAGAAAAAGATATATAGAAAGTGATTATGAAAGATTACATACAAGATTAAGTGAAGAAGTTCAATGTGAAACTGAATTAGATAATATAGTTGATGTTAGAACAGGGTGTATATTCGATACAAAAACAATAACATCAGGTCCAATACGAGAAGTAGAAGTATTTCCGCTTTATTTAAAAAAGGAAATGCCTGATGAGTGGAGACGAAAAGAAACCAAAGAAGCTCGAAAAAATCTAAATGATAAAAATGCTAGAAAGAAATTTATTAGGAAACTAAATGCTAATTTTAGTAAAGATGATTATTTCTTAACTTTAAATTATTTTAAAGAGCTAAGACCAAAGGATCATAAAGAAGCAAGAAAGCATATGCGAAACTTTATACAAACCTTAAACAGAAAATATGAAAAAGAACAATTAAAAAATGGAGTTCCTAAGAGTAAGTTAAAGAAAATTAAGTATATGTTTGTTACAGAGTATTCAGAAGATAAAAAAATACAGTGTCATCATCATTTAGTTATGAATGCAGTACTACCTATAACAGTAGTAAAAAAAGCATGGAAATTTGGGAGTAGAGGTAAGATGGATTATCTAGATCCTGATGATATGCATTTTACTGGATTAGGCAATTACTTATCAAAAGACCCTAAGGGTAAAAAACGATGGTGCTGTAGTAAAAATCTAAAAGACCCTGATATTACAAGAAACTTATCAAAATTCAGTAAAAAGAAAGTAAAAGAAATGAAAGATAATCAGAACTTAATAAAATTTGAAATGGAAAAAGCTAATCCTGGATATATATTTGTGAAATCTGAAGTATACATCAATACATATAATGGGATGCCTTACATATACGCTACAATGCGGAGAATAGATTGAGGGGGATAATTAAAAATGGAGATAAGGGGAGAAGGATTAGAGTTAGAAGCTAATCAAAGAATACTTGATGATATGAAGGAGCTACTAGATAAATATGCTCTTAAATATATGAATACAAGCGCATTTATGACAATCAATAAATGTGTAGATGAATTGGTTTACGTGGAACAGTATACAAGATTAAAAGAAGTTATATAGAGATATATATGAAAGGTAGAGATTAGAGTGAAAAATGAAATACAAGTATTAGATGATAGATATATATTAGGTAAAAGAGTAAAGACTTATGGTGATATAGAGAATCCATTATTTTTAGCTAGAGATGTAGCTGAATGGATAGAACACAGTAGAGCATCAGAGATGTTAAAAGGGATAGATAAAGAAGAAAAGCTGATGCAAACAATCATTGCATCAGGTCAAAGAAGAGAAATGTGGTTTTTAACTGAAGATGGATTATATGAAGTATTAATGCAAAGTAGAAAACCTGTAGCTAAGGAATTTAAAAAGAAAGTAAAGAATATGCTTAAAGATTTAAGAATGAATAGATTAAATCTATATCAAGATATGAGTCCAGAGCTAAAGGCGATATTTGTAATAGATAAAAAACAGCAAGAAATGGGCGTAAAGGTAGATTATTTATACAATCACATGACTATAGACTATGAACAACAAGAAAATTTAAATCAATTAGCAAGAGGTAGAGCAGTAGATCTTCTTGGAGGGAAAGCATCTCCAGCATATAAAAGGGTAAGTAAAAAGTTGTTTTCAGAATTATGGAGAGATTATAAAAGATACTTTGGAGTAAATAGTTACAAGAATACAGCTAGAAAAGAATATGAGAATGCTAGAGAGTATTTAATCAAATGGAGTCCTTCAACCAATCTTAGAATAGAAATAGAAGCTATAAATGGGCAATTCTCATTTGTTGAATAGGAGGTAATTATGAAAATAACAATAGAATTTAAAAGTGTAGAAGAGTACTTAGAATTTAAAGAAAAAACTGCTCAAGAAGGGCGAGTTCAAGAGCAGTCTATATGTATTGAGAAGTTAGCGGAAGATATATCTGATTATTTATGTAGCAAAACTTTGGTTAATACTTCATTAATATAAAGTTGAGTAAACTCCATATTCTCAAAGAAGAAAAACTGAGCAAGCGAGATGTTATCTATAGTGTTATCTTCAGTAGAAAATTCTTTCATTCTTTTAAGTATTTCTTCTTTAGAAAAATTAGTTTCAATTAAATGACTATATACTTCTTTAAATATTTCGTTTAATTGTTCTTGATTCACAAACTCACCACCTTCCATTAATAAATTTACGGTATACCGAGAATATACCTACAACAATTATAGCAGAAAGAAGGTGAAAGATTTGGAAATTGGTAAAAGAATACAGTATACCTTAGCGAAAAATGATATTAAACCATATAAAATGGCGGAAGAAATAGGGATTAGTCAAGGGAATTTGTATGATATTTTAAATGGCAAGAACTCAAACCCAACAATAAAAGTTGTAAAAAAGATAGCAGATTATTTAGGAGTAACAGTAGATGAATTATTAAAATAGGAGATTAAAATATGAACCCAGTTATAAAGTTTATGAGCATCTATATATTAACTTATTTAGCTGTGTCTTACATAATGTGCAAGTAGGAGATTGAATATGGAGGAAACTAGAGTGATATTTACATTATCATGTAAATGTTGTGATGATAAGCAAAATATACTAGTTGATAAAAATAAAGCAATAAAACTAGAAAAAATAAAAAATGAAATTATATGTGACAAGTGCATAGAAAAAGGGAGATTGAAATGATAATTCATAGATATATAACTCACGTGTTATCGAAAGAATCAGACGAACCAATATTAAATGATTTTGAGGGTAATATAAATCCTCAGATAGATAAGTTTTTACAAAGCATTATAAAGAAAGTAAGCAAAGATGATTTATTAAGAAGAGCTAAATTTGATTATAAAAAAGAAAATACAGTTAGAGAATGTTGTGAATCTATAATACATAATGAAAATACATTTATAGAAAACTCAAAAGAAATAGCATCATATTTATTTGACTTAATAAAAATAAATTCAGATATGGATTCATGTGATTTGGTTATATGTTTATATACAATTAAAGACCAAAGAAGAGTAGCAATAATAAAATTAGACTATAAAGCATCTTATAATCATTCCATAGAGTTTAAAAATGATAAGTTTAATATACAGATAAAATTAAATGAAGAAGTAATATCAGATACTAAAAAACCTAAGCAATGTGCATTAGTAGGCATTAGCAGCTTAAATAGCGAGTATGACTTAGAAATATTAGATAAGGATTCGGAGAAAGAACGTATTAGTTCTAAGTTTATAAATGAGTTTTTAGAAGCATACAAGATAGAAGATGATACATATAAAACCAGAATATTTATAGCATCAGCTAAAGTATGGTTATCTAATGCATGGATTAAGAGTGGTTATGTAAGAGACATAATAAAAAGTGATAGAGCAATAGAAGTTCTTGAACATGTTTTATTAAATAATTCAGTTATAGATATAAGAGAATTAGCAGATAGAATATTTAAGTTTGAAGATAAAGAACTTAAAACAGAGTTTATAAATAGCATGGAACAAAATAATTTATCTAGTTTTAATATAGATAAAAAAGTAGCAGAAAAGATGCTAAAAGATAGGTATTTAAAAACAAATACAGGGATTAAAATATCAGCCAAGTTAGAACATATTAGAGATAATTCGAAATTCATAATAAAAGAAAATGATAAAGGATCATATGACTTGATACTAAGAAATATAGAACATGTTGAGGTGGTATAGGTGTCAATAATTAAAGGTAAGGATGAGATTATAAAGATAGCACAAAAAATAGCCAAAGATATGGGAATAGAAAAACATGAGATTCCAAATTCAACTAAATGTTATGACATATATATACTAGCTGTAAGAGAATATGATCAAAGACAGAAAAATAAAAATGATAAATATAAGGAGGATTAGTATGAGTAGAGATATATTAAAAACAATTAAAGGTATGTTGTGTAAGAGTAATGATGAAATAGATGAAACATTAAATAAATTAGTTACTAAAAATGAATATACAAGTCCAATAGAACTATTAAAAGAATCATTAGAAATAACACCGTTACTACCTTATTTTCATGAAGATGAAGATAGTGAGGTTTCATACAGAGATAAAATAAAGAAAAAAACTGAACAAAATAGAAAAATAAATATTATAAATAAAGTCAGAAACTCAATAAATATAGCTATATTAGACGGCAGATATTCAACAGAAGTTCATTTTAAAGATGTAGATGATGAAATATTAAACGGCATAACCGAAGAACTTGCAAAAATGGGCATTACAACATCTATATCTGATTCTGAATTGTTTGATTATGAATCAGGAATAGACAAGAAATTATTTATAAGTTGGGAGTAAAGCAAATGAAGAGATTAAAGAAACTAACTAGAAATCAGAAAGAGTTTTTAGAAAATAGATTAGGCGTTGATAGTAAAGACTACCTAGTAGAGAGAAACACTTCGGAATTTACGGTATTTTACAATAAAAAAACTAATGAAAAAATAATCTATCATAAAACATTTGATTCAATAGTAGATGAAATATAGGAGGTTGTAATTATGTTTGTTGTACCTAAGAAGAGATATGATAGAGTTGTCGAAGAAAAAAATAATGAGATAGAAAACTTAAAGAAAAGAATAAAGCATTTAGAATCTGAGGGTGAACTTAAAACAAAGAAATTGAATGAAACTACATATAAATTAAATTGTAAGGCAGAACAAATAAGCAAGTTACTAATAGATAATTGCTGCCTAAATAATGAGCTAGAGGATAAAAATAGAGAAATAGTTGTTGTAAGAACTTTAATAACGCTTGAAGCTGATAATAAGATAAAGAGATATGAAAATATCAAAAGTAGAACTAAGAAGACCAGAATAAAAGAAAAGTGTGAACGTAAAATAGAAGACTATATGATGAGAAAATTAGCATATAGCAAGGAGTAGTAATGAAAATCTTAATAATATTAGTAATAAATATTGTTGCAGTAGTTGGAGTATTAGATGCTCTAGCTATTGCAGCTAGAAAATATAAAAAGTAGGATGGAGAAAATGAAGCTTAAAGATGATTTTATAAAACAAGGTTCTAATCAATTACTCTCAGATTGGGGACATGATATTAGCTTAAAATATGATTATAAGGATGAAAACTCAAATGAAGTTAAAAATTATAAATTAAATAAGAGAGAGTTAGATCATTACTTGAAAACAGGAGTATTACCAGAGCGTATAGGAAAATAAAAAACATATTTTAAGAGGTGGATATTATGAGTATAGAAGAGTTTCAAAGTAAAGTAGGAAGAGTTAAGATGAATCAAATTAATGTTAGATAGTAAAAGATGGGTTTTAGTAGGAGGAGATTACATGAATACAAAAGTAATAAGTGGATTCCCAGGAGTAGGGAAAAGTTATTTATTTAATAATACAGACTTAAAAGTTTTAGATAGCGATAGTAGTAACTTTAGTTGGATTAAAGACTCAGAAGGTCGCAATACAAAGGAAAGAAATCCAGATTTCCCTCAGAATTATATAGATCATATAAAGAAAAATATAGGTAAAGTAGATATAATATTGACTTCATCACATGATGTTGTTAGAAAAGCATTAAAAGAAAGTTGTATAGATTATATATTAGTTCATCCAAATATAAGAGCAAAAGAAGAATACATTGAAAGATATACGCAAAGAGGGAATGATGAAAGTTTTATAAAGATGATAAATGAAAATTGGGATAAATTCATCATAGATATAGAAAACGAGAATTTCCCTATAAAAATAGAGTTAGATAAATTTGAGTATTTAAGCGATTTGATTAAATACGGGTACTGCAAAAATGGAAATATAGTAGGAAGTAATTATATATCTAGAAATTTATATAGCTGGAGGGGTTGCCCTATACAATGTAACGATTGTGATTATTGTATTAGGGTTGTCAAATAAAAGATGAGTTTTAGGAGGAAGTTATGAGAAATATAAAATTTAG